GATTGGGTACGGTCAGAACTGGATAACCCGGGCGGAAATGGAGGCAAATAAAATGGGACATAACCGCCGCTATCATTATGATAAAGACACCGAAAAAGCCTATAGAGAAATGCGAAAGCAAATAGAGGCCGAGAGGAAGCTAACCGCGCCGGATGAGCCTGAGCAACCAAAAACCCGCAAGACATGGAACAGGAACACAAAGCCTGTGCGCCGCAAACATACTGGCGGCTTCACGCACGTTATAACCTCAAGATATGAGGATGCCCCTGTTAAATACTCAATTCTTGCAGGGCAAATCCCAAAAGGCTATACTATTATTTTCCAATGCCATATTGGAGAGATATTACCTAAGTTTTATTGGAAGCTGGAAAGTTATCATGATAAGTATGCGGACGAAAATACGGAACCGAGTAAGCGCGTTACTCGCAAGCGGAGTATCATTAGAAAGGGCCAGCTTTGATGCGCGGCAATGGGGCAGACGCCTTAGTGCTAAAGAGCGCCTGAAGGCTAAACGTGAGGAAGAAAATGACGCAGCACACAACCCTGCCGAGCAAGACAACACAGAAGAAGCTAAACCGCAGAAACGCAGAGGACGCCCTCCTCGCGGAACTAGCACTTGATTTTGATTGGGATAAAGCCCGTAAACGCGCCGGCATAAGCAAGGGTGCGTTTGCGGAGATATACCGCAAGAAAGATTTTCAGGATCGCGCTGCAAATATGATGGACAAGGTAAGTGCCTCCAAGGTGGACTTACATGGTGCCGTTAAGAAGTTTAATAGAACGCAAGAGATACTTGCGGAAGCCTTGGAAGGCGGCGACTTATCCGTTGCCAACAGCCTTATTAAATCCCATGAAATAGAGTTTAGAATGAACGGCTTGTTTGAGAAAGACAACAAGCAAAAGGGATCACAGGTTATGATTAACATATCCTTGGATGCCCCTGCAAAATCTGTTATGCTAGATGCAGGAGATATTGAAAATGCCTCGCAAGAACAGGGACTATAAGGCAGAACGTAAATATGACAGCCAGCCGCACGTTAAGAAGAAGCGCGCAGCCCGCAACCGCGCACGTTATTCCTTGATGAAGCAGGGCAAGGTACGCAAGGGTGACGGTAAGGATGTGGACCACAAAGATGGCAACGCCAACAATAATTCCCCCTCTAACCTACGTGTCCAGTCTGCAAGCGCCAATCGCTCATACCCCCGCACAAAGACAGCCCGGAAAAAATCCCTTTTGAAAAAGTAGTTTGTGGTATTATAATACCGCATGACTTTATTAACATATAAAGCTAGTCCCACCTTATCCAAGTTTCACAGAGATACAAACTTTGTTCGCTTAATCATTGGCCCTCTTGGGTCAGGTAAGTCCGTGGGCTGTTGCTGGGAAATCTATATGAAGGCAATCTCACAGGTTGCAAACGGTGACGGTATACGTAAATCCCGTTGGTTAATTGTCCGTAACACCTTGCCGCAGCTTGAAACCACGACCATGAACACATGGAAGGACTGGTTTGGTGAGAAGGTTTTTGAAGGGGCAAGAATATCAGGCCGAGCGCCGTACAAACAAACAATAGCGCACCCTCTACCGGATGGCACAGAGCTTGAACTTGAGGTTATTTTCCTTGCGCTTGATAGTGAGGAAGATGTTGGCAAGCTCTTGTCTTTGGAATGTACGGGTATTTGGTTTAACGAGTTTAGAGAGATTACAAAATCAATCTTTGAGGCAGCAACAGGCCGTGTTGGTCGCTATCCTAGAGCTTCGGACGGTGGGTGTTCTTGGCATGGTATTATTGCAGACACCAACCCCCCTGATGATGGGCATTGGGTGTATAAATTAGCAGAAGAAATCAGGCCGGAGAACGTGAGTGTTTACAAACAACCTTCTGGCTTGGCAAGCAATGCAGAAAACTTGCACAATTTGCCACAAAATTATTACGAGAACATGGTTGTTGGTAAGGCTCAAGAATGGGTGAATGTTTATGTTCACGGCAAGTACGGGTATATCGAGGAAGGTAAGACGGTATACGGCGGGGTGTGGAATGACGACTTCCACTTTGCAAAAGAAAAGATTGGGCTGATTCCGGGACGCCCTTTGATTGGCGGCCTTGATGCTTCAGGCCGAAGTCCTGCTGCGGTGATCCTGCAACAAACAGCAATGGGACAACTTCAATGTATTTGGGAATTATGCGGGGCAGATGTTGGGGCTGTTATGTTCTCCAAGTTATTACGCCAAGAGATTGCGGTAAACTTTCCACACCACAACATACGCTGGTGGGGTGACCCTGCCGGTGCGTATAAATCACAGAATGACGAACGCACGTATTTTGAGATATTACGGTCAGAAGGGATAATTGTCATGCCTTCGCCCGGTTTTCGCACAGGTGAGCGTATAGAAGCTATGATATCAATTCTATCCCGTAACATCGGCGGCAAGCCAGCCTTGTTAATTGGGCCGGAATGTAAAACACTCCGCAAGGGCTTTAACGGCGGGTATCGCTACCGCAAGATAGGCTCTGGCGGTAACACCAAGTACACACCCGATCCAGACAAGAACGAATATTCACACCCGCACGAAGCCTTGCAATACGCCATTGCTGGCACAGGGGAAATGAACACCATGAAAGCCCGTAAACGTGAGGACTACAAGACTTATGAATACGAAACAAACTGGTGATGAGTTCAGAGAATACTATTTGTTGTTCAGCAACAGCGACAACATAAAGCCGTGGATGCGGCGCTGGTTTACTAGGCCAGACTTTGAGCACGTAAGCGTATACATGGCACATGAAGCGGGAACGCTTTGCGTAACACAAACAATGGATAACATTGAAATTTATACGTGGCCTTACAATATTCATGCCTTTATGGACACTCTTGCGGCTTCTGGCTACACAATTTTGTACTTGCCGAAGATACACAAAAAAGGTACGGTATGGAAGCATGGTATCATGATACCGTCCTGCGTTGGGTTATGCCAAAGAATAACAGGTGTTAGCTTTAACGTAATAACCCCGTACGGGTACTACAAGGCGCTATTAAAACACGGAGCAATTCCAATGGGCGGCAAAAAACCTGATGATTCCTTGATGAAAGAGCAGCTTGCTATGCAGAAGAAGCAGCAAGAAGAAGCTGATGCACGTTTGAAAAAAGAGGAAGCCTCTAAAGAGGACTTGAAGAAACGCCAAAGATTGGGGCGCAAGAGCCTCCTTGGTACAACCGGTGACGAACTTGGTGTAGCATAATGAATATAGGACGCTTCAAGCAGCGTTTTTCAGCAGCCCAAAAAGCCAAGCGCACAAATTGGGAAACACTTTACCGTGACGCTATGGAGCTATTCTGTCCTGAGCGCGAGAACTTCTACCAGTCTATTCCGGGCGAGAAAAAGGGCAGACAGGTTTATACATCATCCCCGTATATCGCTCTTGATAAAGCTAGTAACAACCTTCACGCCTCACTCACGCCTCACATGAAACGCTGGATTCATTTAAAGCCGGGGCGTTTAATACCAGAAGAAGGGCAAGAGGAAGCCAAGACCGCCCTGCAAACAATTACACGCACCCTCTTTGACCACATACACGCAAGTAATTTTGACTTGTCGGCTTCTGAGTTTTACAAAGATATTATGATTGGCACCGCAGCAATGCTGATCCAAGGCACAGCGAAGAACCCCTTAATCTTTACCACTGTCCCATTGAATGAACTGTATATATCCACAGGTGGCATGGGTGTTGTGGATAGCGTATTCCGTAAATACAAAATCAAAGCCTCTGCAATCCCTGACACATGGGATGATGCTGTTATTGATAATGACTTGCAACAAACAATCGACACCAAGCCTGAGCATGAGTTGTGGGTTATTGAGGGTACGGTCCCAAAAAGAATTAAGGTTGTGAACCGCATTACGGGTGACGAGGTTGAAGCTGATGGCTTCGGATATTATGTTTGCCTTGAGAAAAACAACGACAAGTTTCTAGTCGAGCGCGACATGGAAGTATCCCCTTGGGTTGTCGCCCGTTGGTCGGTTATGTCTGGCGAGGAATGGGGTAGAGGCCCGGCAATTATTTGCTTGAGTGATGCCAAGACGTTGAACCAGTTTATCAAGCTGCATATGCAGTCTATGGATTTGACGGTACACCCCATGTACACCATTGTGGATGATGGGGTTATTAATATTTCCTCTATCCGTATCGGCCCCGGAAAAATGATTCCTGTAAGCGCCAATGATGGTGTATTCGGCCCAAGTATTTCCCCGTTAAAATCTGGCGGCAATTTCCAAGCCGGACAGATGGAGATTGATCGCCTAGAGACTTCTATTAATTCCCAAATGTACACGGACCCATTGGGGGCGGTTAATCTACCCGTTAAGACCGCAACGGAAATATCTATCCGTCAGCAGGAACTATCCAAGCGTATCGGCTCTGCCTATGGTCGCTTGCAGTATGAGTTTATCAAGCCATTGATTAACGCAGCCCTGTACCAGCTAGACCGCCTTGGTATTATCAACATGAATGATTTTCGTGTTGATGGACAAAACATTGCAATCGAGGCTGTATCCCCTCTCGCACAAGGACAAGCGCAAGATGATATTAACAATGTCATGCAGTACGTACAGTTTGCATTGGGTACTTTTGGCCCTGAATTGGGCATTGGTATGCTTAAACCACCACAGATCATGCGCTTCATGGGTGAGAACTTAAACATTCCAGAAGATATGAAATTTACACAGGCCGATGAAGCTAACGCAATGCAAGCAATAGCACAAATGGCACAACAACAGGCACCAAATGTCCAACAAACGGTATGAACCCGATGAACTTGCGCTTTTGTTTAAGCGCCTGTTCTCAACCCAAGACGGGGCAGATGTTTTGCACGTTCTTGAACAAAGATTTTCCAAGATTTCACTGATACCGGCAGTTAATGATGGCGCAGCCCTTGTGCCATTAACCTTTGCCCGCATTGGCGAGGATAATGTTATTAAATATATTCAATCTTTAATTAATAGACAGGTGACAAATGACTGATGAAGCACAAGAAAGTGTTGTTGTTGATGGTGAGGGTAAGCCCGTAGATGTAGCTGCTGCAATTGCCAACGATGGTAAACTTCCCACCGAAGAAAAGGAAGTTGCAAGGGAAGAATGGTTGCCGGAGAAATTTAAAACCAAGGAAGATTTACTGAAATCCTACAGCGAACTTGAAAAGACACTGAAGGAAAAGGGTAAGGTCGCGCCGGATGAGTACACCCTTGGGGAAGATGTACAAATTGACAAAGAAGATGAGGCATTTAAAGGCTTTGTTGATGTTGCAAAAGAACTGAAACTTTCCAATGACCAGTTTAACAAGATGATTGAGTTTTCGGTTGCCTCTGGCTTGGTAACACCGCCGCCTGATCCAGTGAAGGAAAAGGCAGAGCTTGGCGCTGATGCTGATGTTATTCTTGACAGCCTTGACAGGTTTGCACAAACAAAGCTGACAGAGGAAGAAAGAGAAACCCTTGCTGCGTGGGCTTGCACCGCCAAGGAAGTAAAGCTGCTCAACAAGATTGTTCGTATGTCTGACAGAGGTGTGCCGGTTAAGGTCGGGGAAGCATCAAAAGAAGGTAAAGCGGATTTGCAGAAGAAACTAAATACCCTTCTGTCTGATCCCAACATTCGCGGTAATCGTGAAAAGCAACAAGAAGCGATTGAATTATCACAAAGGATTGCATCCAGTAATTCTTAATGGTACTATGATACCGCAAGCGTTCCTGTGAACAACTCGTTCGAGCCACGTTTGACTTGCCGCTGCCTTGCGTTATGAGGCAGACCACGGCCCCTCTTTGGGAACAACCATTTGGTCGATAGGTGAAATCTTATCAACTTTATGTTTCCGCAGGAGGAACAAATGTCTATTGAAATCAACGACTCAGCAGTAACCTTGTTTGACTCTCAAGTCAAAAAAGTCTACCAAGAAGGATACAGCCTTAAAGGTTTGGTCCGTGAAAAATCCGTAGCCGGTGCAAAAACAATCCAATTCCCTGTTATGGGTAAAGGTGTTGCCCGTCAAAAAGCGATCCATGCAGATGTGGTCCCTTCTGACGTAGCGCACACGCCTGTATCTGTTGCAATGCAGGATTGGTATGCTTCTGACTACACAGATATTTTCAAAAACAAGCAAATCAACTTTGATGAAATCACAGAACTTGCTGATATCTTGCGTGATTCTTGTGGTCGCCGTATGGATAAAATCCTTATTGACGCCATGAACGCTGCAAGTGGTACTGGCACTGTTGGTATCAACATTGGCGGCACAAACACAAACATGAACTATTCAAAGTTTGTGGAAGCTATGGGCGCTCTGGACGATCAGGGTGTGCCACAGGAAGGCCGCACAATCTTGATGAACCACAATGCTTACCGCAGTTTGCTTGCTGATGATGAATTCATCAACAGCGACTACGGTCAGATGCGCTTTGACACTACCTCACAAGGTAACAAAAAGCCGTTTTTGGGCTTCAACATTGTGACAATTGCCAACCGCACTGAAAGTGATGGCTCTCTTACAGGGCTGCCAATCCCAAGTGCAAATCAACGTACTTTGTTTGCGTTCCACAAGGACGCAATCGGTATGGGCTTTAACATGGATATCCGTTCAGAAGTGAACTATATCCCTGAAAAGCTGGCGTTCCTGTCAACTGTTATGTTCTCGGCTAACGCCGTTGCCATTGACAGCACAGGTATTGTCAAAATCACCGTCAACCAAGCGTAATGAAAAGGAGTATTAAATTATGGCTTATGCAGATGGAACACTTACAAAAGTATCTGGTCACGCAAACAGTACGCTTGGCGGCTTTTGGGAGTACAAAGAAAATGCCACAGTCGCGGCAATTGCGGCTTCTGGTTATTTCAACAGTGCAACGAATATCTTGAAGCAATACGACATTATTCTCATCCGTGGGAACAATGGCACAGGTATTGCTCAAGTGACCTCGACAACGGCGGCTGCTACCGTTACCGTTGGTGCGCTCTCAGCTCTAGCATAGGGAGGATTAAACAATGACCCTACCAAAACGTAGACGGTTAAATGTTGTTCCTTCCATTGCTTTGCTAACCACACAGCTTGACAAAACCAGTGACACCACGCTTGCCAATTTGGAAGGTATGGTTCACTACGTTACTCCGGGAACATACGAATTTTTCGTATCCCTTCAGGTAACAGCCGGTGCGTCAGGTGGAACAAAGGTTGCGTTTAAATATACGGACGCAACCTTGTCCGCTTTGCAATCCATATCTGAGGCAAAAACAGCTTCAGCCGTGGCAGTATCGCGGGTGACAAGCACAACTGATCAAGCCAGTTTGACAGCAGCAACAGCCGCACACGCCCTTGTTGAAATCAAGGGTACAATGGTTGTTTCTGCCTCTGGCACAATTCAGGTGCAGGGCGCGCAAAACGCTTCTAACGGCACAGCAACGAACTTTTTTGTTGGCTCTTATTTCGAGCTTCAGAGAGTGAGCTAAAAACATGACCGCCACGAGTGTAAGTAATTGCAACGCAGCACTTTTAATGATCGGCGCGGACGATATTAACAGCTTCTCGGACAACACAACCGAAGCAAAGCTATGTAATAGCGTTTACGAAGATACTAAAAAGATGCTTCTGCAATACCACCCGTGGCGGTTTTCTCTTGCTCAAATTGATTTGGGCGGGGCTTTGGTGACAGAGCCACTATTTAACTGGAAATACCAATACCAATTACCAGCAGACTTTCTGCGTGTTTTATACATCAAGGACGATGTTGATTATGAAATATTTGGTACAAAAATCTATACCAATAACAACACTTGCCAGATTGTTTATCAGGTTAATGTTTCGGAATCTGCTATGCCAGCATATTTTCTGCGGTGTTTGCAATTCCACCTTGCCAAGATTTTCGCCTTATCCTTACAAGAGGATTTGGACAAGATGAGTATGTTTGATCGCGCGGCAGATAAAGAGGTTGCTAGAGCGCGGTCCATAGACACACAACAACAACCAAACAAAGCTATATCTTTAGTTAATTACACCTTGCTTAATGTCAGGGGTTAAATGGGAAAAACATTCCTAAACCAGACGAGCTTTGCTAGTGGCGAGATAACACCCGGTTTGTTTGGTCGGGTTGACCGCGACATATACACCAATGGAGCGGCAAGATTAAGAAACCTGTACGTTACGCCTCTTGGTGGTGTACGGCGCAGGGAAGGTACAAAATACATAGCCAATACGTATACAGACTTAAAACCACGGTTTGTTTCGTTCCAGTTTAATATAGACCAGACATACCTAATGGTGTTTACGCCAGCAAGGATTGACATATACAGGGACGATGCCTTGGTTGCTACAGTAACCGCAGCGCCCGTTACCACACTAACGGCTGATATTATTGCGTCTATGAAATGGACGCAAAGCCTTAACACGTTAATCATTGTTCACCCTGATTTGCAGCCTATTCAGATTTTACGTGTTGATGATGCAACATGGACGCCAAGTAGTATTACGTTGCTCAATATCCCGACCTATGACTTTGGATCGGGCGCAGAGCCGGTTTGGTCCGTTACAAGAGGATGGCCTAAAAGCGCAACCTTCTGGAATCAGCGCCTATGGTTTGGTGGCTCCAAGTCTAGGCCAGCAACGGTTTGGGGGTCAAAGATCGCAGGGTTCTTTGACTTCGACCTTGGCACAGCAGCGCCAGCAGACGCCATAGAGGTCTCGATTGACGATGATCAAGTTAATGCCATTGAGAATATCTTTGGCGGCAGAACGCTGCAAGTATTCTCTCAGGCTGCGGAATACTTCAGCCCTGTCACACTGGATCAAACAGCAACACCGACAACCTTCAAACTGGAACGCGGTACGCGCCACGGATCATCGGCAGTTTTTCCGGTCTCAAGTGATGGTGCAACAATCTTTGTGGAACGCTCTGGTAGGGTTGTTAGGGAATATGTGTTCTTGGATGTAGAACAATCCTATGTCTCTGATGATATATCTTTCCTGTCTGAACACCTGATACAAACGCCTGTATCAGTGGCTATCAAGAAATCCAGCGATAGACTACCGGGTGAGTTCACGTACTTCTGCAACACGGATGGCACCATTGCAGTCTTAAACCGCAGACGAGCGCAAAACTTTATTGCGTGGTCCTTGTTTGAAACAGACGGGGATTTCGAGGACTTGGCAATTGTAGGAAACAACCTGTACGTTTGCTGCAAGCGAAGCGTTGATGGCTCTGATGTTCGCTTTATTGAAAAACTATCATGGGATTATTACACAGACGCAGGGGTTATTTTATCGGCGGCTTCCACAACATCATGGACTGGCTTGACATATCTTGAGGGCAAGGATGTTTATGTCCGGTCCCAAGATGGATACCCATTACTTGAAAACACAGTGACAGGCGGGGCTATTACCACAGAAACAGAGCAGACAAGCATCGAGGTCGGCCTTGGTTGGTCGCCCGTTGTTAGAAGCCTTGCGCCTGAAAACCCCACAGGGGCAGGGCGTGGCACAACAGGGGAAAAGCGCCGTATTGTTCAGGTAAACTTTAACTTAAAAGACAGCAACGGCTTTACGGTAAGCACTGAGCGCCAAGATATACGGGTGAGCTTACTTCAAATCGGGGATATTTATTTAAACCAAGCACCGCCTACCTTTTCAGGCTGGAAGCGTGTGCCTATGACGGGGTACAGACGCGATCCTTATGTTGAAATAACACAGGACGCGCCGGTTAATTTTGAGCTATTATCTATGACAATGGAGGTCACAACGTAATGGTTGCAGCAGCAGTTCCATTATTGTCGTCTTTGGGCGCAACCGCAGGGGCGGCAACCGCAGCAACAACCGTTGCTGGTGCGGGTATTTCAAGTGCGCTCTTGGCTGCGCCGGTAGCATCTGCCGCAGGATTTTCTGCCGTATCCACAGGCGGTATTCTCGCAAGCCTTGGTGGACTAAGTGGGATTATGTCTCTAGGCTCTGGCTTGTTTAGTGCATACAGCACACTTCAATCAGGGCAAGAGCAGTCTGCCGCATACAAAGCAGAGTCACAGCAGCTTACCATGCAAGCAGAGTTTGAGCGTACACGCGCCATGCAGGAAGAAGCAAATAGGGCTGCGCGTCTTAATGAAATCCTTGGCCTTCAAATGGCAGGGCAGGCAGGACGCGGAACGGTCATGGGATCTGGAACGGATATTGCCATATCTGATTTTAGTGAGGAAGAAGCAAGACGTGAAAGCGATATTGCTAATCTTGATAGCAAGTTCCAGCAGTCACAGCTTCGGGCAAAGGCGGCACAATCTCGTATGAGTGGCAGGGCAAGTCTGTTAAGTTCAAGGTACCAAGCCGCAGGAACACTATTTGACACAGGCGTTAAGTTTAACGAAAGAAGGCTCACATAAAATGGCGCGGGAAATCCCAACATTCCGTTCTGAGCGCGTTACACAAATCCCTAGCATGGGCATTGTGGAGCAGTCTGGTGTGCGCGACATGGCGCAAAGCCTTAACCAAAGGGCTAAGCTGGCTGATACCGTTGGAGCTTTTGCCAATCAGAAGGCCGATGAGTTTGTTGCCAGAAAAACAAAGATTGCCGCAGAGAACGCTGTACGTGAGGGTGGGCTTGATCCTGCAACACTCAAAGACCCTATCACTATGGCTGATAAGATTTACCGCGAGGCTGCGCTTAACACGTACACCATACAGGTCGAAGATGCCCTCACCAAGACCATACAGGAAAACAGCGTTAAGTATGAAAACAATCCAAAGGGTTTTCTGAACGCTTCGGAGGCTTACGTTAAAGGTGTTATTGGCAAACTTGCGCCGGAAATGCGTAGCTCTTTTGAGCAGACCGCAATGGCGAATATCCGCAAGAATCATTTTGCTTTATCCGAGCAGCTTCGTGCTAGAGCGAAAGCAGAGGCGATTGCGGTAGAGGATGCTTATATTGAGCAGCAGATTGCTGGGATTATCAACACAAGCGATCCAGAGGAACGGGCTGCAAAGATAGCAAAGATTGGTGGCACTGTAACAAACAGCGCAAGATTTATAACGCCAGAAGCTAAGGGCGCAAAGATCAAGGAAATCGAAACCAAGATCATCGAGGGCGCGACAATAACAGACGTTGCAAACAAAGCCCTGACACCAACAGATGCCATGCGTAAACTGAAAGAATCCGGTATTGCAGTGGATGCACCAATGATGCAGCGCATACTTTCCGCTTCGGTTATTAAAGATAATTATGAGGCTAATCTTTTGGCGAATGAGAAGGCGCGGAGGGAGGCTACAGTTACGGCTATTGAGACAGACGGATATAATGCCGCACTTAATCTGGAAGGCGCAACAGAGCAGCAAGCTATGGAGAAAATGGAGGAATCCGTTGCGAAAATGGTTATGGCTGGGGCAAGCGGTAAGGATGTCGAATCCTTCAGAAGCTCCTTTCAAAACATTTTTACTGGCAACACACGCGACAACACACAGGTTGTCTTACGTGCAGAACAGCTAATATATGACGCTGATCCAGATGCAACCAATGTGATAAACTTTGCAATAAAGAATAATGCCATTACCCCAAAGACGGGCTTTGAGTTGCTGAAAAAGGCAGAAGAAGAACGTGGAGGCATACAATCCAATTCACAAGTAAAGTCTTGGGAAGCCGCACACCTGAGAAACAATCCGGCGTATGAGTACGCTTTCCTTGACCCTGTACAAGTGGATGCTCTCAAGTCTAGCCTTGATTCGCTTGACCAAGAGAAGTTCAGGAAATACTTACAGCAGAAGGAATCCTTGAGCTATTTACGCGCAGGGATCAATCAGGACGTTAATAATCCAGATGTGAACAAGCGTATGTCGCTGCCGCAAGCCTTGGCAAAAGCACAAGGATCAATGGTACAGGTGGATGCTACAAAACCTAGCTTTACAGACATTGACCAATCCAATCCTGAAAGAAACAAGATTTACGAATTTGCAACATCGGAAGATATTATAATTGATATTCCAGTGCCTTCACGCGGTGGTGTTGACTACGTTAAGTCAAATGATTTGTCGTCTGTAAACATGAGTGAATTTGAAAAGACGCAAGTTGAAAACATTGCAAAGCAGATACCTAAAAAGCTGACAAAGGAAAACGCGAGAGAGTTTATGAAAGCCCTTGCAAAGATAAACGCACGACACCAAGCACTCAGACCTAATGACCCACCGCCGTACAGTGATGATGTTATTAAAGGAATAGGTAAACAATATGGATTGGACTAAAGAAGAACTAGCAGAGATCGAGCGCGACTCGGCTGTTAAGCCTATCGAAAACGAAAGCTGGATTATGACCGGCGCACAGTACGCTGGCAAAACTCTGCTTGGTATGGGTGCTGGTGCGGGTGAGTTTGTCGCAGAAACAGCAGAAACGCTTGTTGATGTTGGCTTCCAAAGCGCCGTTGGTTATGCGAGCCTATTTGATATTGTCGCGGGGATTGATCCGAACGAAACAGACTACAATGCAATGGCAAAGAAGAAAGACAAATGGGTTGATGAAACCCTATCTTTCATGAAGTCAGACGATTTAAAGAACGAGCCATATTACAATTTTGTCAAAAACACCACAGATACAGCGTTGAAGTTTGGCACAATATATGGGCTTGCAAAAAATGCTGGATTAAAGGCTGGCGCAAGCCTAGCTACAGCCGCAGCCGGTGAGGGTTTAATAAATGACCCTGATGATGAAATGCTATTCATGGAAGGAGGCTTGAGAAAAGCTCTTGAAACCTACGCACCAGATCAGGTTGAAAATTTTAATTCCATCATGGACCCGAATACAGACTCATACATAGCGCGTCAAAACATTCGCCGTGTCATGAACGGCCTTGAGACTGGCTTGATTACACTTGGTACGTTTGGGTTAGCTAGAGGCGGTGGTGCGGTAGGTGGGTGGGTTTACAACAAGATACCGCCTGAAAGCATCAAGCAAATGCAGGGGCTTTATGGCGAGACACTTAAAAACCTAAGAGTTGTGAAGGAAAAAGCCTTTGGACAAACTGCTGCCACGGCAAAATCTCCAACCGCCACAAAGACAATGGTGGATGGAACGCTTGAAACAAAAATCACAGTGCAGGATGTTGCTTACGATCCCAAAAAGACCGCAACCGAAAACATCAAGGAAATGGTGAAGGTTGATTATGATAGCACATCAAGACTTAAAACCGAACAGGATTATCTTGATAAACTATCTGATTACGAGAAAAAGCTAGAATCCCTTGTGCCTGAAATACAGGGTAAAATTACAAACATGGCAAAGGTGCAGGGTATTTCTGAAAAAGAAGCCCTAGAGAAGTTTGAGGCTGAACTTGGTGTTGGTTCTATTGTCGGAACACGCGACCAAGGTTTGAAAACAGTACTGCGCCAACAAGCGCAGAATATGTTGATGGAACAGGAAACCGCCAAGTTTGCTATGGCTTACAAGCGCCTTAAAACAATGGAAGGTAAGCCAGAATACGCACAGGCAATGGATGATGTATTGGAGCAAACACAATCCACGTTGCTTGCTTTCTTCCAAGGTGAGGCAACCTCAAGCGCAGCAGGGCGAGTGCTGAAAGCCAAGTCTATGAGAGCGCAGCCCGTTAAGTCTGCGGGTGAAAGCATTAAGAGTACCTATGAGTTTTTTGCTGGCGGCAAGTCTATGAACTCCGCAGAGATTACAGAAAACTATCTGGCCTCTATGAAAGACCCTGAGCAAATCAAGGCAGTTGCCGAAGGCTTGGCCCACTCTATGAACATGAAAAAGCTGCTGGATATTCCTGATGATGATTTCGCGGCTGTGCTGAAGTTTATCGGCTCCGACCCCACCAAGATCGCAGAGAACGCGCAGAAGGTTCCGGGCATTTTATACTTTGCCAAGAATGTTACTGATTCCATTGGTCGGGCAACACAGGCAAACTTGCTTACTGCAACCACGACTATGACGCAGAACACCTTTGGTACTGCCTTGTTCCAGTTTGTAAAGGCCGGTGAGAAGTTTATGCAAGTTGGTGTGCCGAACTCAGGACAAACGCTGGTATCGGCTACGGCGCACTTAAATGGACTGATTAAAGGCTATGTTTATAGCTACAAGGGATTGGTTGCGGCAATTAAGAAAACGGACCCAACCACAGGGCGGATTGATAATTTCAGACAAACTATGGCCGACATTCCAATGTTGGACGATGCAACCAAAAGACGCCTTGCTTCCATTGATAAATCAGAAGCGCAAACTATGTCAGAAAACCCTTTATGGGAAGGGGCGCAAAAGAGCGTGTTTGGTAAAGTTACAACCGGTGGATGGGCTTTTGATGTTATTGGTGTGCAAGATTCCATTGCAAAATCAGGATCAGTATATGCCTCCATGCAAGAGCAATACGCAAGGGCGCTGTCTCAGGATGTATTTGGTGTTGCTGATGGGCTTGTGGATGAGAAAAAAGCCTACAAGATGCTGAACGATATGTTCATGCAGGGCAAAGATGGCCTTACACCACAAGAGATTGCGGCTTACGGCATACCTCTGGATAAAGCTAGACTGATTGGCGGCAAGATGGCCGAATGGCGCACCGCAGCGAGTAAACAAGCCTATGACGATGCTGTGTCCTCTGTCTTTCAAAAGCCATTACAGGGATCGGGTGAGGCAGCTAGAAGGCTGTTTCAAGATTCCCTTGGCGGCTTGATGAAAACACAGGTTCCGTTCTTTACCACGCCAGTGCGTATTCTTGATGAAGCAACCAAGCGTATGCCGTTAATCCCATTGGGTGATGAGGGTATGGGCTTGCCATTAAGACTATCGACATACAAGCGCATTATGGCTGGCGGTGAACAGAGAGCAGAGGCTATATCCGAAATTATGATGGGCAACCTTCTGTCTATGTCTGCCTTCCAAATGGCTGAAATGGGATATATTGCACCGGCGCAAGAGCAGGGTATTAAAAGCGGCTTTGTCCAAGATACCTTCGGCCTAGCACCAAACAGTGTTCTGTTCCAAGGTAAAAGCTACGCCCTTGCCCCGACAGGCCCAGTTGGTATTGCTATGAGTATCGGCTCTGGAATGTTCGCGCACCGTGAAATGATGGCACGAACACAACACATGGACCAAGAAGTAGAACAGCAATACCTTGATATGCAATTACATAACATGGCAAACCTTGTTGAAGGCATCAAGGAATCTCCGTTCTTTACAGGCGCTGAAAGCATTATGGACATTCTAGATGTTGCTGGCGTTGGTGGCATGGACCCACGTATGCAGGAAAAGGCCGATCAGTTTGTTGATAAGTTTGTTGGTCGGGTGTTTGGCAACCTTGTGCCGGGATCAAGTTTGCAAAGACAGATTTCCAATAATCAAATGGAATGGCGTAAAAAGGCGCAAGGAATGTCTGAACACTTCGCCGCGCAGTTTGCCCCGTATTTGATTGAACAGAACGCCGTAGACGGGTGGGGCAACCTTGTGGAGCCAAACAAAGGCTGGTTCTTCAGATACAGAAACGTGCAGCCGGTGGATGTTGAATACGAAGCATTTATGGAATTTAACTATCATCCTGATACGCCACGGTTCAAATATAATTACCGCACAAACCAGATGGTATTTGGTCAGTCTATGGCTGTGCCGGTTGATCTTGCTAAGGAAGGTGTGTGGAATAGATGGAACGAAATACGGGCCGATAAACTCAAGTCACGTATTAGGGCAGAAATGGGCAGTCCTGAAATGCTGGATATTATACGTTTTGGCCGAAAAGAGGAAGCATCCAAGGTTTTTGATTCCATCATTGCCGACCAAGAACGCCGCGCCTTTGAAATCATATTAGAGGAAAATCCACGTTTGAAAAATGTTATTGTTGATGGTATGCTAGAGCGTAAAAAACTTGGCCAAAAGCCTATTGGCTACGTACCCAAAACAAACACAGTACCAACCTTTAGTGGAGGTCAGTAGTGCCAAGTGTAAATATCAATGAAAGCACAGGCCGGATACAGTACACCGCGACAAGCGGGCAGACTGTTTTTGTGTATGATTTTGTCATATTCACAGAAGCCGACCTTGTTGTTATTCAAGAGGGGACAACCCTTACTTATTTAACAGATTACACAATTACAGGCGTTGGCAATGGCACAGGTGGAACGGTCACATTACTGGTCGGCACAACCGTTGGCGACACTGTGACGATTTACCGTGATACGACTATTGCAAGATCAAGCCAGTATAACCCCGATGGGCGGCTTGATGCTGCACCATTGGAGCGTGATTTTGATAAAATAACAACGATATTGCAGGAACTTAAAAGAGACTCAAACAGAACGGTAAAACTTGCTGCTGATGATCCTTTGGACAGCTTGACTTTACCAACAGACAGAGAAAACAAGTTTCTTTCCTTTGATGCTAACGGCTCTCCGATTGCTACAGTGGGATCAACAAGCGCTGGAACACCATTTGGTGCCACGGGTATTTCCCTTGCTGCTGCGGATACAAAAGCAACCGCCCTTTCTGTTCTTGGTATTTTAGCAGACAACCAGACATTCGCCGGTGATCTTATCTTGAACGGTAGTGCATCATTCAAGGGCAAAACCTTATTTCAGGATGATGGCTCACGCACAATTTCAAGTGGTGTTATTACCGCCCTTGGCTCATACCACACAATTGACACCCAATCTGCTGCTGCCTCTGATGATTTAGACACGGTATCAACAACCGGCTCTGGCTTGTTTGTTATGTGGAGAGCAGAAGATGATGCAAGAACGGTAGTTGTAAAGCACAACACAGGAAATATCTTTGTCCCTACGGCCCTAGATATATCTCTGGACACAACAAACCGTGTTATCGGCACCCTGTACGACAGTGAGCTTGCCAAGCATATTGTTTTGTTTGACGGGACCACAAAAGAATACGTTGACAATGAAGATACAAAGCTGAAAGCGCAATTTCTTCATATTCAAGATCAAAAAGCCGCAAACACACAGGGCGGTACTGCAACGTCTGGATCATTCCAGACGAGAACACTAAACACCGCAGTAACCAATACAATTACCGGCGCATCCTTGGGATCAAATCAAATTACCCTTCCTGCTGGCACGTATTACATGGAAACGGAATGTCCTGCATACGCTGTACTTCAGCACAAGGCTATTCTCTATAACGTAACGGATGCTGCAAACGTCCTGATTGGCACTTCTGGCTATGCAGCTTCGACAGATAACGGGCATGACCAATCGTTTGTTAAGGGCCGCTTTACAATTGCAGGAACAAAAGTGCTTGAAATACGCCACAGAGTAAATACCACAAACACAGACGATGGATTCGGGATTGCATCAAACTTCGGAGTTAATGAAGTTTATACAGATGTAAGAATTTGGAAAGTATCATGATTAAGGAGCTAATAACATGACTACAGATTTGAAATACAAAACAACATTAACGCTCGGCAGATTATACCGCGCTGAACAAGTACAAGAAGAAGGCGAAGTTGGCCCTCAAGGTGAGCCTAATCTTTGGATTAACTCAGGAACGGTAAATGTTTATGGAAGCGGTAGTTTAACTGCGCCGGTAGCACTATCTGGAATGACATTAAATGCAGAAAACACAGGCGTTGGCCCCGGTCACGTTCTTATTGCAATGGCACCAACATACATTGCTTTAACGCAAGCATCGGGAACTTCTACGGAGATTGTAATATATGGTATTTCTGTTACTGATTTGGGAGCTATTGCTTAAAATGCTATTTGGGCAAAAGATATTTGGTGAACCTTTACAATCAGGATCGGGCGCACCGGTGAATACTGCTGTGCCAATTGTGACTGGAACAGCGCAAGAAGGGCGAGTATTGACTTGCTCTATCGGTGGTTGGTCTGGTCAAAGCCCAATATCTTATGCTTTTCAATGGTATCACTCTGACGATGAGGCGATTGTTGGCGCTGATGAAAGCACATATACACTAACCGTTGGTGAGGTGGGAATTGCCGTATACTGTAAAGTCACAGCAACAAACGCAGCGGGATCGACAGCCGCAGACAGCGCGACGACTTCAACGATTATAACAGCAGAACCCAACGCCCCTACGGGATTAACCCTCACAGCGATAGATGGGGGATTTTCAGCCCTTTGGATAGAGCCAGTCTCTAACGGTTATGGGTTGGTTTCATATACGGTAGAATATAAGAAAACCGCCGCGCCTTCATATACACAATATGTCGTTAATTATGTCGCTGGAGACCTTCCTGAAAGTGCTACGATTATCGGACTTGATCCAGAAGAATACACCGTAAGAGTGTTTGCTACGAATGATTATTATGACAGCGACCCTACAGCAACATCAACTGTCACACCATTGGAAAACACCACGGTACAATCGGCTATTCCTCTTGTTGGTGGGAAGGGTCTTGTAGCTTATTGGTCAGCAAAACAACACGACGGAACAACGACATGGGCTAATCTAATTGATAGCCCTGCGGACGGATCATCTCAGTCTGCCTATAACGTAACACAAGGCGGAACGGCTCCGACATGGGACGGGCAGAAGTTTGTTATGAATAATTCCGCGAGATGGACCGGAACAAACACAGCCTTTATGAACTCCTTACATCAAACAACTTCAGGGAATGAATGGACATGGTTTGCGTACGTTAAAACCAGTGCAGGGTCTGTACAGATTGATAGCATGTTCGGAACCTCTGATGTTGATACCGATACTGGAATTGCAATCCGTCAAGATAGCGGCGGAAGGTTAAAACTAGACCAAAGAACAGGAACAAGAGTAACCGGAGAGCCTACGACCAATAACGTAGCAAACACTCTCTATAAACTCGTTATTCGTAGGGATAATGACGCCGGACAAACTTCCTTCGGAATGAATTCAGATACGTTTGAAGTCAGAACGCATACCTATAATACCAATACGTCAAATGCGACTTATAACTTTGTGCTTGGCGCTGAAGGTAATAACGGAAACCCAATGGATACAGGCGTTGAACTGTATTGTATGGGGATTATTAATAGAGCAATTACCAACGCAGAACTCGCGGCTTTGAATGATGCGATTGAAGCGGAATTCACCCCGCCTGATCCCACGGCTCCGGGGCAAGTGGATAGCGTTCAAGCCACAGGCTCAGACACTCAAGTACATTTGGCTTGGAGGCTTTTAGATACCGGAGGCGTTGCGGAAAGCGGCATTACCTATCAGCCTGAATACAAAACGACTTCAGGCGGATCATGGGCTAACTTCGGTTCTCCGGTATCTGTACCTTACGTTACGGTCACGGGATTAAGTAACGGGACAGGGTATGACTTCCGCATTTCAGCGATTAACTCCGTAGGAACGGGGACAGTCTCGGCAACAAAGAGCGCCACTCCGGTTGGCGCCGGAACCGCGCCGTATGATTTACAGTACTACAAAACCACTCTACCAGTTTCTTCTACAGGCGCTCGGACAGGTTCGGCGCAAGAGATATTACAACCCTCATTCTTAACTTATACAGGGGCTTGGTTTGGTCGGGGAGATGGATATATTGACTTCTTTGTACCAGACGGCGGCGCGACTACCGCAACAGCGACTTACTGCCGTTCAGAATTAAGACATCTAACAAACTTTGCTTTCTCGACCTCTTGCGAAGATACTGTAAAATTTGCGGTTCTTTCTATTCCCAATAACGGAAAAACAGTAGTTCATCAAATCCACGGAATTGATAATCCTTGGGTTAAGCTCGTCTACACAGGAAAAGACGATGGTACCGGTATTCTCAGAGCATTGGTTAAACCGAACTACGGCGATAGTGATGTTTCCACGACAATTCTATCAAGTATTGAAAACGGCGACCAAATCACTTCGAGGATTGTCTATACTTATCTTGGATCAAACACCGGAAAGCTAGACTTTTACATTAACGGGTCTTTCGTTTACACTTCCGCATTAAATCGTTCTGCATCAGACGGCGACGGTGGGGCGGCTTATTGGAAACGCGGGAATTACTTCCAAGACGCATCTAGAGCAGGAAATATCTGTCAGGTCAGACACTACACACAATCAGGGCAATACGTACCATGAGTTTGTTTAGCTATCGTATATTTTCAAATTCAATGTTTGGCGGGGTAGCGCAAACCCCGATGGACGCGCTTTTGAATGAGGATGGCAACGCTATTTTAACCGAAGATGGAAATTTTATTTTAACGGAGTAGAACATGAAAAAACTATTAATCGCATTGCTTCTGATTTCCTTTCCTGCACACGCGCAGAAAATCAGCAACTTAACAGATACATCCGTAGCCTCTCCGTCTGCGGTCCTTCCGATGAATGAAGGAAGCACAACTTATAAAGGTAAAATATCGGATCAAGTATGGTTGGATATCAAAGCCAAAAACGGCAAAACCACAGGGGCGATATGTGATGGCACAAGTAATCCTGCAAGTGATTTCTACGCAAACCTAACTGCGCTACAGGCAGACTATTCCAACGCGACTGCTACAACTCAGGAAATGGATGGTATTGTCATTGAATGGATGATGGCGAATAACAAAGCGTTTTATATTCCAGAAGGAACTTGCCTAACTAATTTTGAAAGCTCTTTGTCTAGTAAAACTTTTTACGTAAAAAGCCATCCAAGAGGAATAATTAAACAATCAGGGACGGCAGTAGAAGAATCGTACACCTGTACTTCGTGTACTGTGTACTACGAAGGAATTAACTTTGATGGTGACAATAAAACACAAGTCCCGTTCTATTTTAATAATCCTGCGAATACGACTTTTATTGATTGGGACATTCAGGATTTTGGATGGGGAACGGGAACGCAAGCAACAAATATGGCTGCGCCAGCATGGTTAAACGGCACATTAACAGGATTTTACGTCTTTGATCGGGGATATTCTGCTGATGTTACTGTATTAGGGAATGGTACTTATGGCGATAGTATCGGAAGCGCCCGTCTTTCACCGTGGATTACCCCTTCGTCAAGTCAAAAACCTAATATCCTCATCCGTGATTTGTATATGGATGCGACTGGTTCCGATGCTGAAGAACTCGATCTTTTTAACCAAAACGTAAATGTAGTTTTTGGAAGCTGGCTTCAGTTAGATAATATCGGGGGCTGCTATAATGGAAAGGTTCGCAGACTTTTAAAAAATCACTCTGGCGATATGTCTGTTAATCAGGGGCATTTCTTTAAATGTTCAGATTTCGTAACGGCTCCTACAGCAGCAGGAAGTACATCAGTAGGTGAAAAAACTCTTACTGCGATTGATAATGCTGGAACTGGACAGGGGTCAATTCACCTTATTGGTGGACTTTATGATTTATCTGGTTTCCCTACTGGATTTTCAGGCACTTCCTCTTGTACTGATTGTTTTATTAAAGCAACTGGAACGGAATTTGTCGGCGCTATTTATCAGGTAGACCGATATGATCCGGAAGTCAGAGCAACAGGAATTTCAACAGGCGGCGGTACAAGCACAATTACGCTTGATCCTCTTTACTCTAGCACATCGTCAAACTTCTATAACAGCGCCACAATTGCAGTAAGCGGAGGAACTTGTACAAGCGAAACTAGAACTATATCAGCTTATAACGGAACAACCCGTGTTGCGACTGTTTCCGTAGCGTGGACAACAACACCAAATGCAGCGTGTACTTATAGTATTTATAAACCCGTTACAGGTTCGGCTATAACTATGGCGACAGGATCAAGTGACCGAGGCTCCGGTTGCGATGGTTGTTACTTTAAGGACGGATATGTTGGCGTTCAGCTTAGGGGGTATCAGTCTTATGTCAGAAACTCAATGTTTGACGATCCTGTGTCTTATCCAATTTGGATCAACCCTGCATCGTCCGCAAGAACTGGGATGATTATTGAAAATAATAATATTGTCACAAAGACAACATCCAGACTTAAAAACGACACGGGCGGGACATCTCTTTTCCGCATTCTGCCTGTTCAGGTCGCTACTGATTATGTTATTAGAAACAATAAATTTATCCAAGATGGATACACCGACCATCAAGGGGTGTTTATTGATGAATTGACAGCTTCTGTTGGTGGGGTTGTGGCGTTCAATTCATGTCCGGCAATATATACCAGCGCAACCTTTACTTG